TAATCTCATTTTAGGATTCTTTTGATTCTTTGTTGCATGTAATGCTCCTAGTGCAAACATTCCACCTGAGCCTTCCGCCATATAATTAACTACATTTTCACCCACATGAAAGTCTTCGTCTACTACAAATATTCTGCCTTCTAGTCCTACTATAAATATGCCACCTGTATCTTCATCTGTTCCGCCTATGTCTCCGAAGCCATGATCTTTAAAAGCAACCTTGACTGAGTCTATAAACTTTGTTCGCATAAACTTATCTAATCCAGAGTTAGTTTTAGTTGGAGTATATTTTGGTGGAGTCCAGCTGTATTGAAGAATTTGTCCCATACGAAAACTATCAGTGAAAGCTATACCATATTGCCCAACTTTAAAAACTTTAGGCTCTTTCCTTGACATAACCCATCCGCTTTTATCATCAGATGCGGCATGGTCGGAACCCATATAGACAGTTCCATTTTGAGCTATAGCCACAATACAAGTCATAATCTTAGTATACTAAATATAAATTCGATATGCTAGTCTGATTCGTGTTCAAGATGAATTATTGATAGTTTAACTAATGTTTCTTCTAATTCAGCCCTGACCTCAATTAATTGCTGGACGGCAGTATAATATTTATCTTTCCAGTCAGTCAGGTCTTTTTCAAGCTGGTAAAGCTGGATCTTTAGATCTTTTAACTCTAATTTAAGCTGATCCTGATATCTCTCTAATTTTCTAGTTTCTTCTCTTTTAGCCTGTGATACTGCATTAACAATTGCCGTTCCAAATCCGCCTAAAACTGCAGCAGAAATTGAAATAATAATAGTGGTTATATCCATAGACATTATACTCTAATTATACAGGGAAATGAATATTAAACTAATAATTCAGAAGCTGATATCTCATTGCCCACATATCGCTTCTTTAATACATAATCCCTTACATAATCTGCGCCATTTGATCTTCCAGACAAAATAACTACCCAGCGTGGTTCAAATTTAGATGTTATGCAAGTTTCACACATAAGTAAATTTATTGGTAGCAAAGCTGAACGCTTGGCATGCAATTGGTTCTTAGTCTTATTGCATGAATAACATAGAATTTTTTCCATTAGTTTTCTTCCTCAAAATGCTGAAATACGATTTCTTCTACAATAGCGAACTCGTCATTTTCTATTAAGACAACATGTTCTATGTCATCTTTCTGATACTTTACCTTAGAAGCAAATGCTCCCATTTTCTCAACTGTGCCATATACATTCTCATCATGTATATAAACAATGGTCACTCTGTCATAATACTCTTTCACTTGGCACCCCAATTAGTTCGCATCTTACTCCATATGACTCAATTACCTTCTTAACTCTACTAACATAATCAATAACCATTTCCTTTTTAATCCCGTCAAAAAGTATAAAGTTATCTTCATATAGTTTAATAGCTAAGAAATCTGGATATTTGGCAATATCCATCTGTAATCCTGTTACTGGCACCTTAATTTGTTTTACCTTTTGTGCCATTTCATTGTTATAAAATACTGGCTTATTTGGATCACCAGTCCATTGGTTAATTCCGTGTTTAAAATGATCCTTGTCTTTATCAATGAACACCTTTACTCCTTAACCTTTTCCATGTTTCTGCTGTTTTATGCAAATTCCTAGTTCTATCTGTTGTTCCCGCATTTAAATAAACTCCGCCCCAGATTCCATATTCTGAATTTTGAACACCAGATTCATGACACATCTTAATTACTGGACAGCTCAGGCAAGCCTCGTCAATGCTTTTAGCTATATTGGAATCCGCTTCATATTTTTCATAGAATAGGTTTGTATCCATTCCACGACATATTGCTAGATGCCACCAATCAAAATCGTCTTCATCTATTCCTAGATCATTTAAAATATTTGACATACTTTTTAGGTAACTTCCAGATTCCTTGTTCATTGACAGTTATTTTTTCTGCCAATCCCCATTCGTCTCTAAACATGCCATTTTTATCAGTAAATCCATTGGCATTTCTTTTCCAGATTATAAGGTCATAATTTTTCCAAAAAGCTTCTTGGGTCTTAGTTTTTGATCTATTTATAAATATTTCTACACCACGGAGGTTTAAATTTAACATATTTTCCTAAACACTAAACCGTAGCATCCCTATGTATTATTATACAGGAATAACTACGGCTGTGTCAATTGATTTTTATGTTATTTTTTAAAGTTAAAAGATCCAGCCCAGAATGACTTTGTTACCATGTCTGCCTCTGTCAAATCTTCTGCTTTTTCTACTGGAACGCAATTTGGTACCATTCGGCCACCTTTTTCTTTCATTCCATCTTGACGATAACCCGTCCAGCATTTTTGCATTTCATTATCCCATGCATCTTCTGGGTCATCGCTCTTATAAACTTCCTTCTTTTCGTCTTTCATTTCTTCTACATCTTCAGACTTAGCAATTGGCCATGTATTTTCCATATTGTTGGCATCTTCTATTTCATTGCCAACTGGCATAGGGTTTTCTGGAGATTCAGTTTCTGTCTCCTCTTCCTCTTCTGGAACCTCAATCATTCCTTCAATTGCCTCCATAAGATGCTCAATTACAATTCCGAGTTGTTCTTTTGTAATCTCTGCTCGTAATGCTTTAGTAATATTTTCGTCATCTGCAATCTCAACTACTGTATCGACTGGATTAACTACATCATCCAAAATATCTTTAATCTCTTCTACTAATTCGTTTGTCGTTAATGATTTCTTCATATTCTTCTCTCTTTCTACAATTTTACGAGACCAAGAGAATCCTGCGTCCCCGCCCCACGCTAGCCACATGATCTTTCCATTAGATGGATTTTCTGCATTGTCCCAGTCTTTACCTTTTTTATCTACTTCATGACGTGAAAAGTAAGAATACATTCTTTTAACTGTTGATAGGCTAAGGGTTTCTCCTCTAGCAAGCTGTCCTGCACGAGTCCAACCTACCATTGTTCCAGCACCCTTTGCTTTGCCCTGCTCTTTTAATTTAATTGCACGACGGGCTGCAGACTGCATCCCAGCTGTTGGTTTGTATCCTTCTTTAGCCATCATTTCTCCTTAACGTTTAATATTTTAACGTTTTTTACTTCATCGTCAACGCCAAAAATGTCGCTAACGTAATCTCTTGCATCATCTTCACTAAAAGCTTCTATCTGTGCTTCTACTTCAAGCTTAATGATATAGGTTTTCATTTACTTGCCGCAAGTAGGGCACTTCTGTGACTTTGCTGCAGGCTTTGCTGCAGGCTTTGCTGCTGTCTTAGCAGCTCCACCAAACTTAGGGCGTCCAAAACCAACAATTGAAATTTGTTCGCCTGCTTTATTCTTTTTAAATGCACGTAACTTTTTTGAAACTTGTCCGCCATTTCTTTGGCTCCCCTTTTTGTCTGGGCTAGTGTTTCCTTCGATACACCATACAGTTCCATCTTCATTGTCCTTGATAACAATTCCAACGTGAGAAATTCTATCGACACCGTCTGAAGGGAAATCAAAATAGGCGATATCTCCTGGTTCTGGATCTGCAATGTCTCCATCAATCCATGCTCCAGCTTTCTTAAATGCTGCAGCGCCACCTGGAGTGTAAACTGTATTAGGAATTTTTACGCCAGCCTCATTACCGCACCACATAACAAAAGAGCCGCACCATGGTTGAAAATTTGCTTTTGTAAAAGCACCGTACTTTGTTTCGTTATCTTTAGGACCTTCAATGGTTCCTAATTCTGCTGTAGCAACTTCAATTAAACGAGCTGCTGTTCCTTGTTCTGCCATTAGTCTTTATCCCAATCTAGATCAACTGGTTGCTCTTCTGGCATTTGTCCATCTGGCTTTGCTGCCAAACGAGCTGCAGTTGCATCAATTTCTGCTTCAAGCTTTTTATCAGCCTGTGTATTCTTTGCATCCATCTCTTTGTTTGCTAGCTGTGCTGACATAATATCTTTAGCACCAGACTGTCCAATAAGAAGGCCTGCAAGTGTTCCTGTAATAAATGTTGCAACTGATCCAAGAACATTGAAAAACATTTTATCATTCTCTGATTGACCAGTTAATGGTTGCTGAACAAATAGTAGTCCATATAGGATACCTGTTGATGTTAAAAATAAAATACTTCCTAGAGTAATGCCTAAAACAAATTTTAATAAAGCATCTAACTCTGAAGGATTTCTACGAACTCTAGCCATTTTGAACTACCTCATAACCTTCTACTAAATCTTTTGTGCATGTGCCAGAAGATTCACAAATTGGGGGATTGCACTCTGCATTCTTCCAGTTGGCTGGGTCTTGGCATGGATATCTGTATCTATCCTGCGGAACCGAGCATCCTGATAATAATAGCATTAATAGCCCTGAGAGGGCAATAGCAGTTAATTTCCTCATAACACTATTATACCTTATTCCTCATCTTTTCTTAATGGTATGGTAATTAGCCATATAGCTAGGGATAACACAGTGGCAATTCCCACTATATCCCTTGCTGTTCCAGTTAGGGTTAGCCAGGCAATAAAAAAACCTAATATTGTAAATACCTGATTTATGCTTTCTAGAATAGCATCCTTAATCCATCCTAAAAATCCTTTTATAACTTTAATTATTAATTTCAATTTATCCTCCTCATCACGGCACCAGCAATTTGTGATGCAATAATTACTGGCACAATTACTTCTTGTGCTTTTTCTCTCTGATCGTCTGTCATGTCGCTACCTAATTCAGAGAAATTAGATAGTAATTCTCCTACATCCACCGCTAATACAGAGCCAAGTGGGTCTGCCAAAAATGCTTCTGTTTGAACTTCTGTTACTGCATCTGCTAATGTAAAGGGCATTGGGGTTTCTCCTGCATCCCCTGCTCTTTCTGCAAACTCAACAAATGCTGAGGCAAGTGCTGGATTAGACTTCATCTGCTCAGCAATCTGTGCAACTTCTGATGGCTTGATGCCGAGATCTCCAGCAATTTCTGCCTTTGCTTCTTGGGTCAAAGACTTAAGAGTTTGGCTAACTGCTGCTACTTGCTCAGGTGAAAGTGTAACTAAATTATTATCCTTGCTTGTAAGGTTAGCAATAACTCCAGACAAATCCTCTGCTGTACCCGTTCCTTTTTCAGGAATAAGTTCAGCCAACTCTTCATCTTCTATTTCAGGATTAATTGTTGGTTCTGGTTCAGGGGTTGGCTCTTCTGTAGGTTCTGGAGTCGGTTCTTCAGTTGGCTCTACGACTGGCTCTTCTGTTGTTTCTGGATCTGGGGTAGGCTCATCAGTTGGCTCTGGCTTAGGGTCTTCTGTAGGCTCTTCTGTAGGCTCTGAAGAAGGTTCTGGGGTAGGTTCTTCAGTAGGTTCCTCAGTTGGCTCAGTTGATGGTTCTGGAGAAGGTTCTGGGGTAGGCTCAACTGTAACCTCTGGTGTTGGTTCTGTCTTTGGCATATTTGCAAGGGCAGTAGCGATAGCAGCATTAATCCTTTGCTTTTCTTCAAAATCCCATTGAGCAATATACTCTTCTTCAGCAGCAGTAATTGCATTATTCATATCTTCAATTGCATTATTATAATCTTCCATGGCATCATTTTTTTCATCTAATGCTTCTTGAGTATTATCTTGTGCAGTTTCATAATATGTTTGTGCATTATTTTTATTAGTATTAGCAGTTGTTAATTCACTGTTATATGTATTTAACTTTGAAAGTTCCGTGTTATAAATAGATAACTTATCATTATAAGTTGCTAAGGCAGATGTTCTTGTTGCAAGTGCTTGGTTATAAGCATTTATTTGTTCTTGTGTTGGTCCTGGACCAGAAGAAAATGTATTAAGATTACAACTAAAGTTTTCTCCCCATACTCTTGGATTTCCAGCATAGTCACAACCTGCTCCAGTCCAGCCTCCAGGAATTGCCCAGCCAAGATGGTAGTCTCCAGGACCTCCGCCGTTATACCACCAAATTTCTACACCCAATGTTTTGTCTTCGCTAACATCATATACTGGGGAATAGTCACTCCAAGTAGTTCCTTGCTCTTGCCAGTTATCAACTGCAAGGGATCCGTCTACATACATTCTAAATCCATCATCTGTATATCCTGCAAAATATGTTGTTGTAAACCATGATGGAACAGTAATTGTTCCAGTAAATTTAACAACAAAATTCTCATATCTATTTCCACAAACTGGAAGATACATAGAGTTTGAGTTCCAAGTACCAGAACAAAGAACGGATCCTGGGGTAGCGACATTTCCTTGTCTGACAAGAGCATAAACAGTATAGGCTAGCCCTGTTCCTCCAGCAGCCTGCATATTAGATTGTGTGGTTTGAAGATTAATATTGGCTATATTTAATGCTTCTTGAGCATTATTTCTATTTGTTAATGCAGTTGAAACTATTGGGGTTTGATCATCTACCGCCTTTTGTGCTGCATTTAATAATGATATTTTATTGTTGAGATTAGATAGGGCTTGTGATTCCGCATCTACTGCTTGGCTATATTCTTCTTCTGCTGCAATCTTATTATCTCTTGTAAGTACAGCCGCATCATACTTATCTTCAGATATTGATATTAATTCTTGTGTTTGTGCTTTGTCTGTTAAATTTTCTAAGTTATAATTTAATTCAGCAATTCTTTCTGCTGCAAGTGATATAGGATCATCGCCATTTGCTGGTGTCATAAAAAGCCAGCCAAATGCAAGCAATGTTGCAGCTGTTATTCTAAATAATTTATTCCTAGTCAACTATAACTCCTAAACAAACCTATTTTGTCTATTTAGTTAATTATAGCATTAAATCATTTAGGATTATCTGTTTTATAAAACCCAGATCCTTTAAATTGAATTCCAAATGGTGTGAAATGTCTTGTCATTAATGACTCACAAACATCACATTTATAAATAGATTCGGTATCCATAATACCTCTTGTTATTTCAATGATTGGATGTTCTTCATCATCAATACAACGATATTCGTATACTGGCATTACTTCCCGCTCTTTTTTCTCGCTTTTGCTAAAGCATCAAAATCTTTGACCTTAGTCTCTCCCATATATCCCCACGCATGTCCATCATTAATCATTTTTTGATTGATAGAAATGTCAGACCCGTCTAAAAATACCCAACCTAAAATTCTTCCATACTTTTCTGATGAATCCATTTTTTCTGTTTTAATAACAACTGTCTTTGCTGAATCAATTGCATTCTTTAAATATGCTTTAGCTTCAAGTCCAAGGGCTTTTTCCATCTTATCTGATGTGCGACTTTCTGGTGTATCTATTCCAGCTAATCTTACTCGTGAACTAAATGAGATATCAAATCCAAGATCTATGTCAACATCGATTGTATCTCCGTCCACAACCTTGCTTACTTTCTTTACATAGTACTCAAACATTTTATCTCCTTAAAAATGAGCAGTTTATAGACATGCTCAGGTCCATCCTACGGGTAGCGTCCCGTCATCTGCGACTCCCCAGTGACGGGGTGCAGATTTCTATTATACTATTTCTTTCTTCTTTTTACGTGATAAGGGAGCAAATACCTTTTCTTCTGGTGTAAACGAATCAAGAATTTCAAATTGTTTTGGTTTTGCTTCTTCTGGAACTAACTTAACAATAAGAACACGAAGGACGCCATTTTCCATGACAACCCCTGTTACGTTCATATATTCAGATAAAGAAAATGTTCGTGTAAATGCTCTTGCACCGATTCCTTTATGAATATACTTGTTTTCGTCTTCCTGCGAAGACCCTTTAATCGTTAAGACATTTTTTTCTTGCTCAATAGAAATGTCTTCTTTCTTAAATCCAGCCAAGGCTAGTTCGATCATATAGGTATCCTCGCTTACCTCAACCAAATTGTATGGTGGGTAGCTTGTTGAATTATGCATTACCTTTTCGAGATCTTGAAAATGGCGATCCCAACCAATAAAAAAAGGATCCTTAAAAAGATCCAGTGAGAATGTGTTAACCATATTATTCCTCCTTCAAGCGAATAAATTAATTTAGTGGCCTCCTATTGGACAGCCAATCTTATTATACCATTTTTTTGAGCGGATGATGAGAATCGAACTCACCCCTTCTGCTTGGAAGGCAGAGGCACTACCAATATGCAACATCCGCAGAGCACCCTCGGCAGGAATCGAACCTGCGACGCAGACCTTAGAAGAGTCTCGCTCTATTCCGCTGAGCTACGAAGGTAAACCTGATTAAAAAATCTTTTTCTTTTTATCTTCCATCTTTTTTGTGTCTGATTCAGACGCATATAAAGCTCTTAGTTGTGCTTCTGCTGCAGTTCTTCCAGAATGACATCCAACTAATTCATTGCTACCCTCTTTAACTACAGCGTAACCGCTGCATCCTGCTGCGTTTTGTTTAATTTGCCAAGGCATTTTATCCTCCTAGTTATTTGGTATATCTGGATTATCTATTTCAATAATTCCAAAATCTTTTGATACTTTTTTTCCTTCTTCAGTTAATTCAAATATGGCATTTAAATCTTCATCATATGTGATATTAACCAAACCCATTTCGTACAACTGCATCATAGACTGATCTATGTGCTCTGCGTGTGCTTGCCATAAATCTGGTGCAACCTCTTTAGCGATATCAGTAATGCCAAAGATAAACTCGCCATCTTCTGATATTCCAGCAACTTCTATAGCACCAATCTGTATATAATAATCTAGCATCTCACCGTCATCTGGATCTAAATCTTTCATCATTACCTTTCTTGTACACCAGGTAGGACTTGAACCTACGATAGCCGAATTATGAGTTCGGGGCCTTAACCAACTTGGCTACTGGTGCCAAGTGTTTATTGTAACGTACCGTCTTCATTTTTGTCAATAGTAGTCTCTACTATCTGCTGTACATAGTCAGAGAAATGTTTTCTAATGTTTCCAGAAGGCCTAGACCCAAGAACTTTCCATAACCTTTTATATTCTATCACATTGGCAAATGTGGTTGGGCATAGAAGAACCTCATTGTATTCTTTTAAAACTGTTGGCAACGGAACATGCTTGCCACAACATTTACATTCTTTAGCTTTTTCTTGATATATGCTCATAGTAACGTCATTCTCTCTATCTCGCTTGCCAAACTATCTGGCATTCTTGGTGCCCGAATCATGTTTGTAACAATTTCATCTTCTTCTTTTTTACCGAAGTCCTGCTCAAAGGACATGGACTCATATGTATGAATATTTACCTCTTCATTATTTGTAAAACGTGTTCTGCTTATTGCGTTAAATATAGATCCACATACAGCATCCGCCAAGTCTTTAGAACCCTTTCTAGGGTGATCTACTCTATCTCTCATTATCTTTAACTGCAGTAATTCATCAATGAGTAGTGGTATTGCTGGCCCTCTTAGTCTTTCTTCCGCCACGACCATAGCCATATCGTCATAATGTTTTTTTGCAACAGATAAAATTTCTGTATTGACACCGTATTGCTTTAACTGCTGCATCATGTCGTGAGAGTTCCAGCGGTCAAATGTGCACACCTTTATATTAAATCCTCTAGATCTAAGTGAAAGAATATAATCTTTAACTTCAGTAAAGTCTACAGATTTATCTTTTGTAGGCGTCCAATATCTTACTGCATCGACCTCAATTATTGGTGCTGGTTGAGAATATGTATCCGTTACCTTGACATTAACCCACTTCTGAACATGGGACATTGCTACAGCACAATGGTCATGCTTTTGTGCAAGATCAACGTGCAGGAAATAAACCTTGTCTGGATCTGGAACAAACCACTCTTCAAGTCTTCCAAAATTATCTACTGCCTGTGCGCCAACATTAAATGCTTTTTCAACTTTTTCCCTTGACTTAAAGAATGCATCAATTGCTTCTGGTGGCATGCATGCAAATCTTGATAGTGCGTCTAAAGGATTTGTGTAGAACGCTGTTTTAAAGTCATCGATTGTTCTTACTGGATTAATCTCCCATGTTGGTCTTTTAAGAGCATATACTTTAGGAATCTTATACGAAATGATATGATCTTCTTCCCATTGAATTTCAAATTCATTTCCTTCTGTGCCATCTGGTAACTCTTCATACATCTTAAATCTATGCTCACGAATTATAGTTTCTTTTTCAGCTACCACCGCATCATATCTTTGCTGAATGTAATCGTTTTTATATCTTGGAAACGAAAGAAGAATAACCTTTCCAAAGTCTGGAAAACGAGAATCAACCGAAGCTCTATACATATCATAAATTGCACTACCAGTCTTTGCCTGCTCATGACCAGTTGTGTTTTCAATACTAAAGCCTGAAATTTCGTCAAGGATTACAACGATTACGTTATAGCCTTCCCATGCTTCACGCTCTGAGTGACCAGAGTGAACTGTTATTGCTTTATCAAACTGTACCTCAGAAGCTTTTGCATTATATCTTCCAGCAAACCAAGGTGACTTATCAATTCTTGTTTTAAATCCTTTAAAGAAAACATTGTTTGCCTGCTGAGAGTTAATAGCAATATTAATAATATCAATACTGTCTCCAGGAGGTTTTCCATAATATGTGGCTGGATCTTTTAGGCATAGCAATAGATAAACTATATAGGCTACAGCAATTGTTGAGCAGTAATCTTTTCCAGAACCTTTGCCTAGCTGAGCAACAACTTCGTTTGCTGTTTGCTTAGATCTTATTCTTCCCTCTTCTTCGCCAAAAAGTTTAATAAGGGTTGCCTCTTTATAAATTTGAGAACTTTTTTCAATTAATGTGTATTGAAATTCAGACAAAGGTGGTAGGCCTAAATACTGTGGGCCGTTTACAAATGTTCTTAAATCGACAGGCTTTTCGTCAAACTCTTCTCCGTCAAGTATGTCAATTAAATCTGAAAAATCAAACGACATCAGCATCCTCAATTACAACTGACTCAACTATTCCAGTAATTTGTGAAAGCCTTTTAGCAACATCCATTTTACATTTTGGACATCCAGAAGTAACTTCTTTTAATATCTTTACAAGTATGTCTTGCTTTCTCTCTGTGTCTGCAATTTGTCCAGCTAGCTCAGCGTTGTCTAGCAGTCCTACCTGCTGCAGCATTCCAATTCTTTTCGTTTCAATGTCTGATATAAGTTTTAGTGCATTGGCCTTAACATTTAGCTGACCAGATTGATCTGCGTCCTCTACCGTCTTCCAAGCCTCTTTGATGAGCATTGCGTAGTGCTGGTCTGCCCCAGAGATTGCTTCTTTTGCACGTTCTCTTGAAGAGGTGTCGTTGTGTACAACAGATTTCCACTCGTCAATAAGCTCAACAACCTCTGCACGTTTAAATCCAGTAAGGCTTGCTATTGTCGTGGGATTATTTCCTTTAAGCAGTTCTTCAACCACTTTATTCATGCGATCATAATGATCTGCTAATTCAAGCTCTATTGTAATCATCCTCTATTCTTTGAATATCATCTTCTCCAAAGTATGTGCCTGTCTGAACCTCTATAAACTCTACAGGACTCTGTTGAGATTCTATTCTATGAAGATCTCCAGCCTTTATATCTATTGAGTGTCCTGGAGACATAATTTTGCTTACCCCGTTTATTGTTACATAAGGATTACCAGAAACTATAAACCAATGCTCGTGTCTTTTCTCATGCTTTTGATATGACAATCTCTGTCCAGACTCAATGTAGATATACTTTGTCTTATGCTTATTTGATTCGTCAAGGATTTTATAATAACCCCACGGCCTATTCTCTGTAGTCATTATATAATTATACTTCTAGTCGACTGAAATAGCAAGTTTCTTAGCAATTTTAAGTAAGATTAAATAACCAATCATGTCGTCAATATCATTATCTCCTGCAAAGCCTGAGCCATTTTTAATCCTATTAATCTTATCATCAATACGAATTTTAATCTGCTCTTGATTATCCGCCTGAGAAAATATACGAATAGGAGACAATGCTGAATCTCCATACGATATATTCTTTTGAATTAGCATCTCTGCAATATCAAGACACTCTCTAATAATTTTATGTCCTGAAGGTGCATCAGTTGCTATTAATTGTAAATCTGTTACCCATGCTTGATAGTTATCTTTATTTGGATAGTCTGTAATACTCATTCCCGCCCCTTACTGAACCTGCGATATATAACTTTTATCTATCGCAACTGAATTTTGAACATCTGGCATTAAAGTATAAACATTAAATAAGCCTTTATCTCCATGCCTAAATATAAACCAGTCTGTAGGCATATCCATTCCGATATTTTCTACATAATTACAAAGCTTCTCAGCGCCTGCCTTAGACACTACATAGCACAAGGTAGACCAGTCTTGATATGCCTTTGAGACAATCTCGTTAACATAATATTTTCTATTATATCTATCAAACTGATTTTCGTCAACATATATGCTGAATACGTCATAGTCTTCTGGAACATTATCCATAAATAATTCGTATGCGTCCATAAAATTATCATAAACTAATACGTCATCTTCAAATACTAATATGGAATCTAAGTCACTGTTCTTTAAATATTTCCATGCATTATAATGGCTTCCAAAATTGCCAAACTCTCCAGGCTTAAATGAATGCCACCCAAACTTAAATTCAGGATTTTCTTTATAGAAATCATTTACGCAGGCTTCATCTTTAGCATTTAAAGATTTAATATTTAGCTTGTTTCCGATAACTACTTCTTCTACTTTATTTCTATTTGCTATTCTTTCATCATTAATATGAATTAAGTGATAGTTAATCTTTTGTTTTCTTTTTCTAAAAACTGGATCTGAATTATAGAAGTTATTAAATGACATACAGTCTGGTGATCCAGACATTCTTCCGCTAATTCTTGATAGGATTAATCCAGCTCTTTCTTCATCCATCCCCTTTATCTTAGCAAACTCTGTAAATGACTGGTAGATTATATTTGTTTCATGTGTGGCCTGCCCATGATCATAACTACTTCCAAATGGGTGTGTTACTATAAACTTATTATCTCTAAGAACAAGCCCATCGTTGTATATTGAAAATGCTGACCATACTAAATCAATCCCCCACCCAGAAATCATTGTCTTTAGATCATGTTTATTGTCAACATAATCCATATACTCTGACATAAAGTCAACTACATCTCTATGTAAGAAATACATCATACCATTTGTATTAGTTGATATAAGCAAGTCCTTATCGAATGGTATTCTCTGAAGAAGAGTAGAAGATTCATTCCATGGATCATATGTAAAATGTGGGGCATATGCATAAGTATTTGTGTATGAATCTAATACTTCATTTGCCCTATTGTAAACTGCAGACCAGTTGTCATGGCTGACATCTCCACATATAAATACCATATAATCATTTGATCTATCAAAATCTTTTAACGCCTGATTAAATTGTCTATAATATCTTATATCACCAACATTATTCCAGTGATCCCGCTTCATGTTTCCAGAATTAATTACCTTATGTGGCAGATCAGAATCAATGAACTGCTTTTCAATATTGTCAATTACATTGTAGTGGACATCATCCCAACAAACTATATAGGTAAAAAGTTTCATTTCATTCTCCCTTTAATTGCTGTAGATGAAATTGTTTTTGTATAAGGGACATAAACTAACCCAATCCCTCTTTCATCTAACCAGCTTTGATCAAAGCTCATCTGGGAATAATAATCTTTTTCTGCCCAATCTGACCCTACAACAATATAATTAGGCTGAACTTGATCTATAGCAATTTTTGAATCCGCTCCGCCAACATTCATAACAACACGATCAACATAGCGACAGGCTAGCAAGACTTCTGCTCTTTCATCCTCGCTACAGACTGGCTTTTTATTCTTAAACTGCAAGATAAAATCATCAGTGTTTAGCGATACAACAACTAGACCATCTCCAGCAATCTCTCTGCATCGCTTTAATAAATTAACATGACCTGAATGGAAAAGGTCAAACGTTCCTCCTGTGTAAACTACATTCATTAAATTCCCAACCCTCTTGTTATATTTTCATACACCTCTGGCAACACAAACCAACTATCCCATTTAGACTCTTCTGGCAATACCTGAACGTATCCATTGTAAATCATTAAATCATTTATTAAATCTTTTTGATAAGTATTATTGTGCTCAATACTTACTACTTTAAACTTACGTGAGAAATCATATGCACTAAGAATTGAATGCTCTGAGCCCTCTGTATCAATAGAAAGATAATCAATTACATCTGGAGCATCATGTTTATCTAATAAATCTTTTAAAGATATAGTAGAAACATTGTATCTTTTGCCATGATCAATTCTTGTTTGAGTGTGAATATCATCAAATGCAAACTCTGCTATTCCAGACAATCCCTGAAGATTAATCACCTCAACAAATTCAACTGTCTCCCCTGTTTTATCTGAGACACAAAGCTCATCAATTGTAGAAGTTCTTTTCTTATGTAAAACCTTATTGTAATGTTTTGAAGGCTCTACTAGTAAACCACTCCATCCGTAGTATGTCTCAAGAAGGAATGTGTTAGAAAGATATACTCCGTCGCATGCACCAAATTCAACAAAGTATCCTGGTTCTTCTCCAAGAAAGAATAGGGGTAGGAGATCCTGTCTAATTTGAGAATAAGATTCACGCTTATCACAAAACTTATTAAACTCTTCAATCATCTTTTTTTAATTAGCCCAAACTTTTCTAAATACCTCTGTATAGTCATAGCAGAGACATCACACTCTTTACCTATTTCTGTAACTGTTTTCTTTTGAACGACATACCTTCTATGTAACCATTCCCTACTTTGATATAATTTCATCTTTCTGTTAGCACCTTATTTGCATAATGAGCAATTCCAAACGAATCTGCTACATCAAAATCTTCCAGCGATAGACTGTATTTACTGTTAAAGTAATCAACTGTTCTTTGCTTACGCATATTACGAAGCTGTGTTTTATACCATGAATCTGCATATCCTGGATTCTTTACTCTGACTGCCAGCTTTTCATCTTTTGTTGGATTTTTGTTTCCAATATAAGCCTGCCAAGCGGTAGGAGAAATAGTGATAACCTTAGCTCCAGTAGACATAAGCTCAGCAATAACAACGCCATATACATAAGACAATTTTATCACAGCATCTGGTGATCTGACAAGGATGGCGCCCTCTACGACTATATAATCGGACTTTAATTCATCTAGCATTACAGACATTTTTAACTTAGCGTCATATATTTTTTCATATATATCATTGCCTGATAGATTAATCTTGCCCCACTTTAAAGGAACATCGTTTTCCATCAAGCAAAAAGCAATAGAATTTGTAGAGGCGTCTATACCAAGAACTCTGTTTGCCTGTGTCTTTTTTAGGCTAGCTAACGTCATCTATCATTCCAATTAGCTTATTCTTATTAGCCACATTAATCTTTTTTTCACATGCTGAACATATATTAGATTGATTATATCTGCTTAATTGAATTTTACATTTAGAGCATGCCCTGAATGCCCCATTTCTAATGGCTTTCTTTTCATAATACTTTTCCATAATTCTTCTGTTTGTTGCAACTCTGCAGCATTCATCAGAACAGTATTTTTGATTATGAGTCTTGGCGTCAAAGTCTTTGGCACATTCTTTGTTACCACAAATCATAGCTTGGGAACCTCAAACTTTTCTATTTGAACTGTGCCTAATGGAGTTTCTTTTGAATAGCACTCCTTCTTAATTGGGCAATATGTGCAAGGCATCTTTGACTTAGTTGCGCCAACTGGCCTCATAGGAAGATCTCCATCTTGGAAATTATCCCAAACCTCTTGCATCCACAGAAATGTATCCTCAATTATTTGTTTATTCTTATCATTCATAGATACGGGAATAATTAAAATTTCCTGTGTATTCTTATTCTCGTATAAAAAGAAGCCTTCCTTTGCATTTTTTAACTTCATATATGTTAGAAGCTGAAGCATATGATTAGCAGACGACTTCATCTCTGCCTGCCTTGTATCCCATACTTCTTGCTTAGCCGTCTTAATTTCTCCAATGACTGTTTCTCCATCATATTCCATAATCAAGTCAATGAAACCTCTAATTGGTGGATACTCATTAATAATTTCTTCTTCTTCGGCCCTCCACTCAGGCATTGTCTTAATTAAATTTTGTAGCCTTTCATGTGCCTGTGTACCCTGAGCCATATTAGCAACAGCAACAGCGTCGTTATCATCAATAAACATTGCTCCGCTAAAAGCCATGTACCAATATCTTGGGCATGTCCCATGACCATATCCTAAAGAACTTGGGCTAAATGATTTCTTTGTCATCTCGCCATCTGCACGCTTTGTATTCCTGTACGACTCATCCAGCAAAGAAGCAAATCGTTCTGGATCAAAAAATTTACCAGTGTGCTTCTTAAACTTAAGATTCTTTACTATATCTCTACCCATTAGTAAACCTAAATACTAATGCTGCGCCTAACCAAATACCAACAATTCCCATTACAGCTGGAAAATATGGTGGTGCTGGGACTGGCAGCTTAAAAGCTGCAAATATACCACCTAGTACTGCACCAGTAAATGTTGAAAGCAATATGTCTTTTATCATTATGAATTATACCTAACCACATACTTAAGTGCATCTACAAGTTTGTCTATGGACTCTTTTACAGAATAATAAATATTCTTCTTATTATTATTTTCTGTGCCAGCCTTATCCTTTGCAATTGTAGAATAAACTGATGCAAGCACAGCAAACTTGGTTGACATTGCTTGCAACTCCATAATTAAATGCGGAGCCTTTGCAGAGGGAACATCTGGATTCATTAGTAATTTTACCACAATAGCCAAAGCTTTATCTAGGTGCTCGTCCTTCATAAACTCGTGTAGGTCGTTAAATTCTGTAATATCACTTATCAACTCTAATGTGTTTTTATCACTCATGATTGTCCTCCCAAAATTGGATCAGCTCTTCTAGTACTGCCCACTCAATAATTCCAAGACGTACCTTGGACTCTTCACCGATAATAATTTTTAATGCTGGATGCATATCCCTATTTACTTTAAAGGTATCTGTGCATATCTTTGCCCAGTTATCTTTATTTAAAGCAAAGGATTTGCCTGCTTCTTTATAATCCACAAGGAACTTCTTCCATTGTGCATCACCTTTTTGGTAATCTCCACGACCACTGTTCTTTTGTGCTTTTGCACCATCACGTTTTACTTCAGATCTTTCTGACATTATCCAACCTTAAATACGGTCTCATGCCCCTTGGAGCATCGCCAAGACATAACCATATCTAGAGCATCCCAGAATGCGCCCTCTACGTCTTCGTCGCACTTTGAGCATGGCCTTACTCCACCAAGTTTTTCTAAGTTAGAATGTTCTATCTTTTCATCTGGCTTATTAAAAAATTCATTAAGATCTGGCATTTATTTCTCCTACTAAGTTGTCTACAACATCTGGATTTTCCCTTAAGTATGCTACAGCCTTTGCACGTCCTTGAAAACGTTCTCCATTTACTGTATACCATGCTCCACCTTTTTCTACTATTCCGCACATCTCTGCAACATCAAGAGTCTCTCCGATCCTGTCTACACCCAAAGCTTCCCCTTGGTAATAAAAGTCGTACTGTCCTGATAAATTTGGGGGGCCAAGCTTGTTGTAATCAATAATCCAGTTAACTGGCCGTCCAACTCTTTGTTCAATGATCTTGTCGCCAACTTTAATCCCAGCCTTAATAGCATTCGCCTCAGCTTCAGACGACCAGAGTTTAATGACAGTGGAAGAAAAGAACTTGACTGCCATGCCACCTGTGGGGATGTGACTAGCATGCATAGATCCAAATTGATTTCGTTGCTGTGAGATGAGAACAAGTAATGTGTTTTTGTTTGCATAGTTTAACATCTTGACTGCGTGGGTCATATCCTTTGCTTCTGCGCCGATTTGCTTAGTGTCTTGCAAATCTTTCATTTCATTTCCATCTTTTTCAAAATAGATGGCTGGTAATAATGCTGAAATAGAATCAACAACAATTAAATCAACTCCAGCATCCATAAGTTTTGTTGCTACGTCAACCATATCATTAACTGTTTTGGCTGGGGAATAGATAAGAGAAGAAGAATCTACGCCTAATGACTCTGCCCAAGATTGATCATAAGAAGCCTCAGCATCAATCCAAGCACATGTCTTTCCTTCTTTTTGTGCAATAGCAATCATCTGTAGACAGAATGAAGACTTTCCAGCAGACTTATTTCCCCAAACTAGGACCTGTCTGCCATAGCCAAGACCTCCCTTTAATGCCATGTTTAATCCGATGCTTGGCGTTAATTGTTTCTCAACAACAACATTCTGTGCAGATTGAACTCGTGCCCTTGTTTTTGGATCTAGCTTTGCTAATATATTATCAATTATAATTGTCATTTAAACTCTTTCTTTCTCATAGTATAGCATTAAAATAAATTGCCGTGAAGTCTTGGACGCTCTTTATTGATATTCATTTTATTATTTAAAATCTCATCAATTGAATGCTCTAGTAAATTAGAACTCATCATTGCAGCATATAAATCTAGAAGCCTAATAATTACATCAGCCATTTCTTCTACAGTATTTTCGCTACCTTTATTTTTTCGAATTGCTTCCAATACCTCTGTTACTTCTGAGTGTACTAGGGCAAGCTTATTTCCAATTACATTGTAATTTATTTCTTCGTCCCAAAATCCTTTTTCTTTTGCTGTCTCATGCAGCACAGCTGCCAACGCATCCAGACCGTAATCTGTTACCATATCAAACGCTTCCATCTTCTATTTCCTTTAAACTAAACGTAAATGAAGATTTTTCTTCATTATAATATACTGCAATCTCTCTAGTATCTGATGCGGCATTTAAAAACGTTGCTGTTTTAACATCCACACTTTTAACTGTATCTAATATGGCAATAAGCAATTGCCCTAAATTTAGATCCACTGGTAGTTCTTCTGTCATTTATCCTCCACGAATATATCTATTTTCCCATTTGATTTAAGCCAATCAAATGTTGCCATCAAATGCTCTCTAGTTTCGCATGTCTCGCAACCATCGTACAAATCATACGGCTCCCAATCTTCTGGGATCACATCATCATATAAGTAGCTCATGCACATTGATCTATGATCGCTTATGAATGTTTCTAGCTTTTGTGCTTCTTCAGTTGTTAAAATTACTTCAATCATTTTATTTCCTTTACATTTAATGTGCCATCATCAAGCTTTGCAAGAACGACTTTACACTTCATTCCTTCTCTCATTTTAGCCAGAGACATCTTGTATAGCGTTGGGAAAACAATTGCTCTTGTTAATTCCTTTTGAGCATTTGACAATACAATGTGGCTCATCATTTTTCCAGCTTTAGTTTTATAATTTGTAAAATTAACCACAATATACTCGTCTTCTTCTAGATCATACTCTTTTCTATAAAGATAATCTACAAACAAGTCTGCGGCATTCGGATCAATTTCTTTTACATTAACATATCTAGCAATGCGGTTATCCCCAACTAATATAAAGTACATTTGATTAGGTTCAATTTGTGTATCTTCATGATGGAATAATCCAATTGTTCCCGTCTCATCAACTAACTCTACTCTTGCCCACCCGTTTCCACGCTTAATACTTTTAACCATACCGAACATAACAAAAGAACCTAGATCGTCAAAGTCGTCAATAGGTCTAGCCTGAGCTTTAATTCTAGGGGGTATGCCAGCTAAATTAAATGTTGGTATACCTAAATACTCATAGTAATTATCTTTTTCGTCACCCGTTCTTGCGTTGTCTTCAAACGCTGCACCTCCAATAGAGTTTAAGGCTGCTATAGCTCTACTGTTAATTCCGCTTCCCTTTTTAGAAGCCTTGTCAATAAAATCGGCGTAGTCGGTAAAAGGCCTTTTATCTATAATCTTATTAGCAATGCTATCGGATATAAACTTTACCTCAGCTAGACCGAATCTAATTCCATCATCCTGCAATGAAAAATATATGTCTGACTCATTAATATGCGGAAGCATAATACGCAAACCTAAACGCTTAGCTTCAATCAAATATTCTGTTCTTGCGTCCTTATCATTTTCGTTTTTAAGAATTGAAAACATGAACTCAAGAGGATAATAGGACTTAAGCCAAGCAGTATAATAACTAAGCATAGAGTAAGCAACAGCATGTGAGCGGTTGAAAGAATAGCCAGCATGAGCCTCAAAGTCGTGCCAAAGCTGCTCTGCTTTTTTCTGACTAATGTGTTCTGAAGCCCCAGCAATAAACTGATCTTTGAATTGGTCAAATTCTTTTGCATCTTTTTTCTTTCCAATAATCTTGCGGACCTTATCAGCCTCTGACCAAGACATTCCTCCCAAGTGTACGCAAGCCTGCATAACCTGTTCTTGATATATAATAACACCATATGTATTTTCAGTAAACTGCTTCATTATTTTATGGCTGTAATCAACCGCTTCTCTGCCATGCTTGCGGTTAATATATGCAGCACCTACTGTATTCATCGCACCTGGACGAACCAAAGCATTAGAAGCAACCAAGTCTTCAAATTTATCTACTCCCATCTTCATCAATAAGTTTGTATACGGAGTAGCTTCAGCTTGAAATACACCCTTTGTGTATCCCTCACTTAACATTTGATAAACCTTTGGGTCATCTAAAGAAAGAGAAGAAAGATCAATTTCTTTTTTATGTCTTTTCCTAATAGATTCTAAAGTATCTGAAATAACTGAAAGCGTTTTTAATCCCAAGGCATCAAGCTTGATAAGTCCAATATCTGCAACTGTATCCATGTCATATGCAACAACTGGTATGCGGCCAGACACTTTATCCTGAGCATCTTCTCTTGATTCAACTGGTGCATATTTTCTTAAATCATCTTTTGCTACAACAACACCAGCAGCATGAACGCCTACGGATCTAATTCGACCACGTAGTCTTTCTGCTAACCAAACAACTTCTGGATATCTCAATCTAAAGTCTCTTGTATTTGGAGATTCCATAAAATCTTCAAAGGTGTCTACTGGCTTTAATGCACGATTTACTTCCTGTAATGGAACCATAAATACACGAGCAGCATCACGAACTACACCCTTATCTTTAAAATAAGTGTAGGTAGAAATAGATGCAACATGCTTAAACTTTTTCTTTAAATAATCCTTGACCTCTTTACGTCTGCGGTCTTCAAAGTCTGTATCGATATCTGGAAAGTCATTTCTTTCTGGATTGATAAATCTAAAAAACAAAAGGTCGTATTTAATTGGATCAACGTCTGTAATTCCTAGGGCATAGCAAACAAGTGATCCTGCTGCAGAACCACGTCCAGGACCAACACGAATGCCAGTATCCTTTGCCCAATTAATCATATCTCCAACAACAAGGAAGTATGAAGCAAAATTCTTTGAGGCAATTACTGAAAGCTCTTCTTCCATGCGTTCCGTATAAATATCATCTGAAGCCTTTCCAAGCCTCTCTAAGCCCTTTACAGCCAGCTCCCTTAGTCTTTCATCAGCATCAGTCTTTGGGACGGGCAGAAGGTCTAAGGCCTGATAAAAGTCATATTCCTGCACCTTATTAGCAATCTCCATAGTATTATCAAAAATGTCTGTTCGATTAATTAAAGCCTTTTTAAAGTCAGCTTCAATCTCTTCACGACTTTGAATAAATAAATTATAATTCTGAAAAGAGATTCTGCGCTCTGGATAAAGATAGTTAAATCTATCTAACATGTTCTTCATATTTCTAGACATATCAAAGTCCATGTCTTTATCTGCCTTTGGAGATGTAGACAATATGAGCAATGCTTCTTCTAAAATTCTATCTTCTTCTTTAGCAAAATGGGCATCTCCTGTTGCCACCGCCTTAATTTTAAGTTCATCTGCTAACTCAAGAAGCTTTGAATTTATTTCATGCGGATTATGAGATTGCACCTCAATGTAAAAGTCATCTCCAAAAGTTTTACTAAAATCTTTGAGTATAAGCTTGGCTTCCGAAAATTCGCCTTTTTCAATAGACTTAGAAATAAGTCCATTAAGGCAACCAGAAAGGACAATAATACCTTCTGCATATTCTTTTAATACCTCTCTATCAATACGTGGCTTATGATAAAAGCCTTCGTTCCAAGCAAGTTCCTGAAGAATGTTTATATTCTCAAGCCCCTTCTTATTCTTTGCAAGAAGGATGATGTGGTTGTAAGCCTGAATAGACTTATCTGTTTTAGATGAGCGGTCAAATCTATCAGTAGGTGAGATGTAAGCCTCAACGCCAAGGATTGGTTTGATGCCCAATTCTTTTGCTGCAATTTGCATTTCACGATGTGAGGACAATGTGCCATGATCTGTGATTGCAATTGCAGTTTGCCCAGCATCTAATGCAGCCTGACATAACTCTTTAGGTGAATTTAGTCCATCCATTAATGAATAATAGGAATGAACGTGTAAGTGTGTAAAGCTCATTTATTTCCGCCGTTTCTTTTCATGTACCAAAGGTGAGATTCGAACTCACGCTGTATAGATTTTAAGTCTACCGCCTCTGCCGCTGGGCTACTCTGGCATAAGGGAGCAGAATACTCTGCTCCCCGCCAAAGATTTACCAGTCTAAGCTGCTACTTGTAGCAGTTGATGCCTGATCTTCTCCGCCTGAAGGCTCTCCCGAAAAGAATCCTTCTTGCTCTGTGTAAGGTAGGTCTCTTACAGCAGATGTTTCAAGTTCATACAAATCTAATGATGAGTAGTCAAATGCTGCTTCATCCTTAGCTAATGGAATAATTGTATAACTTGTATCTGTCTTTGTACCACTTCGCTTGATGCGCCACATTAAATTTGTAATGCTTCCCATTTCGCCAGCATATTCAATTAATGTTGGAGTAACAGTCTTTCCACTGCTACCCTGTGACAAAATTGCAACGTAGGGGTCTTCTTTGCCATCATCAACAAGTACATTGATATAAAGTCTTGAACGACCTTTCCACCCCGCCTTATAGTCCTTACGATGTTGTTCGCAGCCCCAGCACTTACCTTGATCTTCCATTGTGCATAGCGCCTTACGTCGATAATCTTTTGGATTTGTATGTTCAACGGCAATAAAACCTAAACCGTTCTTCTCATTGTAACTTGGCGAATCAGGATCAAGCTCCTGTAAAAATCTAATCTTAACGCTTTCGCCATCTTCTAGCTTTACCCAACGACCCTTTGTAGAATCTGACTCGTTGTATGCAGGCTTATCTAGTGCCTTATTTAAATCTTTTAGTCCTTTAACGATACCCATTTTGTCTCCTTATGTAGTTGATGGTATATATCCATCTGTATTACTATTATATCACTTATTCCAAGATCTGTATTCTATATCGGATACAGCATTTTTAATACAGGCTTTAATTTCTTCATCAGTCATATCGCCAGCATCTTTTGCATCATGTGGATATATCTTACCATATCCGTAAGAAGCCCACAAGATGTCTTTTGTTCTAAGTTTATTAGCTATACTTAAACCTAGTTCTCTTCCAGCCAGATCTGCGTCTGTCATTATAGTAATCCTATTAAAATATCTATTTAATATCTGCTGCTGCTCTTTAGATAAAAACCCACCTAATGTTGCAACAACGTTAGGAAAGCCTGCCTGATGAATTCTTATAGCATCAAAACTGGACTCAACTACGATAACATGGTCTCCAATTTTTTTAGCCTTGTGTACATTAAACATTGTCTTGCTCTTTGGAAGATTGGTGCTGTTTTTAAATGACTTACCTTCAATTGATCTTCCAACAATACCTATAGGCATTCCGTCTGGACTATGCACTGGAACAGTGACCATGCCAGTATTTTTAGAATAGCCTAAATTAAAATCAATAATAGACTGGTTAAATATACTTCTAGATTTAAAATAATCTTGTCCCTCTGATGTTGAAATTAATTCATCGTGTAAACGGCTTAATGTATCTTGGGAAAACTCCTCAAACATTGGCTTATCTTCCATGGCATTTGCTAGCAACTCATCAAAGTTTTCCAACACTTCGGTTTCTTTTGCAGATATAAACCTCATGGCCTCAAAATCATTCTTGTGACTTACCCTTTTAATTAGTTCAAGCAAAGTTCCAGCTTCACCGCATGACGGGTTAAAACAAATAAAGGCACCCTTTTCACGACTTACGCTAAAACTTGATGTATGTCTATTGGAATGAAATGGGCAGTAGCATAGGTAATCATTTGAAGTTTCTCCAACTACATCTAATCCAAGTTCTTTTAGGATTGATTTGATGTGGGCTGGAGAGTATTGCGTGGAATCAACTTCCCTTGTGTTATGCCCTCTGATTGCCATGCCTTCTTCTTTCCTACATAAACTCCATGGAGTGTCATTAAGAACTTCCATGTCTCACCTGTGAATTCTACCGAAAATGCTGGATCTATGTCAAGCACTTTTACATATCCTTTTGATCTCATGTCATGAGTTAACAGATTTTCATATTGTGGTCTTAAGCTAATAAGCTGTGCATTGTCATGAAACTCAACATTAATTTGAAACCTTTTAATTCTTCTGTGAGTCATTTTGGAACGGATTCTCGTAAATCTCTTTAACAATACCTCTATTGATATCCCAATCTAGATATAGACCAAACTCGTGGCCGTGACGATTCTTTCTTGATACCACCTCAATCATGTTTGTTCCTGGATATCTGTGAACAGCCATAGCCATATCAGCATCATACTCAATAGCCTTCGACCAAGCAACCTGGCTCATCATAGGTGGATTATCTTGATCAGATATATCGTCAGCAGTTGCTGCAGTAATATCAATGATAGGAATGTTATTTGATACTGCAAGCAGCTTGAACTCACGAGAAATATTGCGGTTACGTTCTACTTCTGAATTGCTTCGCTTATTGTCGTTAAATAACTGGTGGTAATCAAGAATAACCAAGTCTGGCTTATGCTGATCGATCTTACCCTGAATTGTTGCTGGTGTTACCTCTGTATTACCCTCATTAGAAACAAGTATGAAACTATTTTTGTTTTCAAACTTCTTTGTACTCCATGAACGAAAATCGTCAATGTTAATATCGCCTTTAGAAAAATCGCTAGCCTTAAATAAACCAGAACCAAGCATTGTATAGATGCGGTCACGCATATTTTCTGGAGACATCTCAAGGGATACAATCATTGGTTTAAATCCTTGCTCCCATGCCTTGCATGCCAAGTAAGATGTAAACCACGTCTTACCACGGCCTGGCCAACCAATTGCTACAATTAAGTGTCCTGGAGCCATGCCAGTTGGATATGCTAAATCAATTGCTTCAAATCCAGTTTTAATTCCTGGAGATCCGCCCATTTCTGCAGAACGAATCTTAAGTGCATCCATATGCCTAATCGCTGACTCTGCATCAGTAATGTCTAAGTCACGAACATTATTTGTAAACCTGCTTAGGTTTGCTAATTGGCTTTGCATTTCTGCAAGCACTCTGGATGCAGCATCTTCTTTAAGCATAGATCCACTTTTAATAAGAATGTTCTTTAGCCTATTTGACAAGAACTCATTCTTAAGTTTATCAAGGTAGTAACCTGTTTCTGCTTTTACTTCTACTGGCTCAAAGTCTTTAAATCTTTCAATCAATACTCCAGCTTCTGGTACAGCCTTAAACTTATAATAATATGACTTAAGGCCTTCCCAAATATCTCTGTGTGAAGTAAAGAGCTCATCTACGTTGTCTGCTAATAATGTGCTTATGTCTTTATTCTTACATACGGCAGATATTAATGTTGCTTCTGTATTCACTCTATTCCGCCATTCTCAACCATCTTTTTCGTTTCTTCTAATAACAAACGACGCTTCTGCTTATCCTTCTGTGCTTCAACCTCTACTGCATCCATCCTATCAAAATTATAGAAAAAGAATTGCATTGGGTGTCCGCCCTTTGGCAATGAAAAATAATATACTAAAAGTTCCTTTGCACGATCAAATCCTACACTATCTATTACATCTTGCATAGCCCACTTTTCACGAAATTTATTTATTTGTGGTGTGCGACCATATTTTTCTTTATATAAAGATTGATATAGGCTAATCAGAACATAAGGTTCTTTTTTATTTTCCACGCTTTAGTTCTTCCTCCACCTCACGAGTTTTTTCAATAAGCTTATCTTCTACAAACTTATATACTCTTTCGGTGGCAGACTCAACATTTTCGCCAAGGCGCAAATCATCCTCTACTCCAATGCCTATCTTGATGCTTTCATAGTTGCCTAGATTCCTTGTAAAGGATAGGTCTACTTTTACCTTTGTTGTCATTACTCCGCCTTCCATACAGGTACGAACTTTCCATCTTCTGTCTTAGTATACAATATAGTATTGTGTTTGAGAATAGCTAGCAATTCAGTTTTTGAAGGCAATTTTGAAGAGTGCCCATCATCTAAAATAAATTGATGCAATTCTAATATGTCTTTTTGATTAAACATATACTTAGACCATTTACTATCTGGATTTCCAATTGGATACACTCTATGAGGTACACGAATTTTTCCTTCAAGTATGTAGTCTTCAATAGTTACCTTGTGCTTACCTAGAATTTCCCCCACTTGGGAGGTGGTAAAAGCATTCTCCATGTATTTAATAACCTGAGAATAAGAATACATAACACGCTTTTTATCTGGATAGCACCAAGCAATGATCTCGTCTCTAGATCTTGATGACTTTAATACTTTATGTATTTTGTCATTTAAGAAGAAATAGAGAAACTTCTTCGGTGCTGGAGTTCTCTGTTGTCTAGCCATTTTGCAAGCGCATTCGTTTCCTTATTAATCATCCATCGTTTTCCACACATAACGCAGAATAGCTCCATGTGCAGTTTCTGTGAGAATACTCTATCAATGAATACTCTGCCATCACACTTCTTACATCTCATTATAAACTAAACAACTTTCCGTCGACTACACATGTATAATTTGGAGATACATGAATCATTTGAACGTGTGGATATTCTCCATTTTCAATATGAGCTATAGCAAAACCTTTTTGCCAATCATGATGCTGAGTATATTTCATTCCTGGACCCTTTTCGTCACACATGTGACCAATTTCGTAGCCACGCAAAGTTTCACCCTCGCCATTGTTTCTAAGTTCATATGTTACCATATGTGAAGCAATTCTGTGTGAGTGTCCTCTAATTAATGAAACCTGCATATCTTCCATATCTTTTCTAACAGCACCAGTTGCAGAAATAGAAAGTCCATGATGAACGTGAATGTCTCCAAAACGGCGGCGTGGAAGGCTGTCGTAATAAATATAATCATATCCCAATGAATCTAGCGACCATAATGATTCTGGTGTAACTTCATTTCTT